CTATTTTGTCGGGCTGATCACCTTGTCTTTTCGGATGTAACGTTTTGTCATCCGCAAAGACGTATGACCGAGTTGTTTTCGGGCTTCATCATCGCCCGCAGATAATGATTTATCTGTACCCGCTTTGGCTCGCAAGTCGCGGAATTGGAATTGTTCAAGTTCCTTTCTCAACTCCGGATAAAGCGCAATAGCTTTCCTCTTTACGTCCAAAAAGTTATTTGTCACCAATGCACGGGTCATTGGATTGCCCCAAGTATTAAGGAAAAGATAGCCTTCCTTATCTTGTAACCGCCGCTCAACAATTTCTTGTAGCTGCCCGATTATTGCGATGCGTAGTTTTGCACCGGTCTTTTGTTGCGTGATATGTAAAATTCCGTCATAGATATGGCTGCGGTGGATTTTGACAATATCTACTGGGCGTTGACCGGTCAGATAGGCTATATCCATTAGGTCTTTCATGTCTTGGTCGCAGAGTTCGTAAACCTTTTGATAAACGTGATCTTCGACGTAAACATCACGCGGTTTCACTTTATGCTTTGCGATACCGTCGCTAGGGCAGGGGAGTTTTGTATATCCCCATTCGCGCGCCATTGCCCAAATGTGGTGAAATAGAGTAACTTCTCTATTTGCCGAACTGGGTTTATCTTTCCGCCAAGTCAAATACTCCCGAATATGTTTTGGCTCAATTTGCTCTAAGGTCGGATTGTCGAAAAATTTCTTTAAAAATCCGATTGAGTGCTTATTCCCTATAATTGTTGTTTCCGCCTTGTTTGGCACAATCTCGTCCATATATCTCGCCACCACCGCATGAAATGTGATAATTTCATTCGGCAAGGAACGATCTAAATTTAACTTAGCAGCTTCCAAGATTGCTTGATGTTTGTTCGTGCCAAGAGATTTTTCGGATTTGTCGGCGAGCGTGTAGAAATAATAGGTTATGACTTTCCCGCTGGCGCGTTTTCTCCGGCGGCAAACTAAGTTTTGTGGCAATCCTTGGTTTTCATAGTTTCGTGGTCGTCCCATGATTTCCCCCCTATGCGTAAAGAACTTTTGGACTCCAAGTTTCTTTTTCTGCGCCAGCTTTGTTTGATTTCGTTTTAGTATTAGCATAGTCACGGCGAACGACAGGATAGCCGGCGGCATTTAAAGTAAACTTGATCCCCTGCGCGTTTAGCTGCTTAATAATTCGCGATTTCTGTTTGCATCCCGTCAGAAATTCAATTTCGGGACGGGATAAAAATTCGTCATAGACATTGATTTCCATTTTGTGTTTCCCTTAAATCAACGCGGTCTAACAATATCCGGCACTTCAATAACCATAATTTGGTTATCATCCACGCCTTTGTATTTCTTCCAATAATGGATGATTTCCAACGCTTGCCCTTTCGTTACGCCTTTATCAGATTCGCTTATTACGTCCCACCCGTTGCGAAATCGGCACTCAAGGACGATGTATTTCCGCCCATCTATGATTTCAGGCGTTGTGTTAAAAAACATTCTTCGCTCCTCTCTGAATTAGCCAAATTTTTACCTGGAAGAAGAACACATCCTCTCGCAATCTCATGTCGCTATATCGTTTGAAATGATAGATCAGATAAAACGCAGTCAAATTGAATATTGCCGACCAAAATAAATAATCGCTCATATTTACTCCAATAAAAAACCGCACAAAAGTGCGGTCTGTGAACTAGCCGGAATTACCGGATTATCGAGTTATCAACTTTTATTTGATAACTGGCGGGTGTGGAATTGGTCGCCAGTGAGTAACCTGTGGCAAGTCAAAACCATAGGTAGAGCCAACAAAGCAAAAGCCGTCGTTGTATTTGCCGTCATCAAGCCAAGCTATGTCGATCTTGCTGTTATCGTTTAGACTTGGGACAAAAATCAGTACTTTTTCTCCAATTTTCGGCAGATTATCTTCTACACTGATCCAGCCATCCTTATTATGCTCAACAATTCGCGGACTTTCGATAATATACCCACCTTCTCGACCATGGAATTCATGTAGCCTTTCTTCTTCCGTTGGCTCTCTTGTCGCAGATTCGCAGTGTCCTAATACAACGCCATATACTGCATTTTCTAAAAGCGATTCGTATAAATCCCAGGTTCCTGAATCGCAAGCCAATTCGTACAGGCATTCCGTATCCTTTAGGCAAGCTTCTTTGGCTTCTTCTAGTGTGCTGTGGATCCGTACATCTTCAACTCCTGTTTCGTCGCAGACGTTAACCGAAAAATATTTACTCATCTTCCATTTCCTCTATTGTTTTATCTATTGCGGCTCTAATTTCGTCATTTTTCGGAAACGTAAACCAATTACTGTCATCGCAACACACTCCGACAAAATAAATGTGTTTATTTTCATTAATAAAATCCAACCGCGCTTTATCTTTTAGCAGTTCGTCATATTCCGCTTTGCTGATTGTTCTGTTTCAATCATTTTATTCACTCGTGATTTGTCTTTATATTGCATATCCGCCGGCAGATTGATCACATTTAATAGCGTTCCTTTTTCGTTTGCGTCTCTGTGTGCAATCATCCATTCTTTGAAATTTAATAGTTCTGAATCAGAATCACCGAGCTTCATTTTGTTTACATCATCTTTGCGTGTAACCGATTCGATCATTCGATCTCTTAATTCGCTATCAAACAACGCCCAATGCGCTTTCGTAAACATGACCAAATTCGGCGGTGTGTGATAGCCAATCGTATTATCGAAATAGTCGTAAAACATCTGCCGAAACATCGATACCGGAATGTTTATATTCAGTTTTACTTCGTTCATAACAACCTCCTTTCTGGAAAAAGACCGCACTTTAAATCAAAGTGCGGTCTTATTTATTTAGTCTAATACGCCCTCGTAGAAATCTACGTCGGTAATATTGGCTTTCAATTTTTCCAATGTTGTATTAAACGCGTCTTCAACCACTTTTTCCGGATTGATTAATTCGTACCACAAGAATAGCGAACCGTCCTTAATACGATAACGAATGCGCGCTTTTACTTGGTAGTAATCGCCGTTATGGAATGGTTGGATGCCCAACACAATTTCTTCCGGTAGTTTTGCGTTGCCGCCACCAGTTTTTTCGTCTGTGTAGGTAAATGACATAGTGCCGTCTTGTAAGCGTTTAACCGATTTAAATTCAGATTTGCGGGTTTCTTCAAAGGCAAGCACCATTGCCAACAATTCGGCACCGTTTACGATATTGCCGTCAGTTGCGATGCAATGAATGTTGTTTTCCAAAAATGCACCAAATTCAACTTGGCTCATTTCCTGTTTGTCTTTGCGCGCCCATTCTTTCCAATCTTTTGAGTAAGGACAGTTATAAGTTGCGGTATGGTCTCCCCAACGTGGATTAGCCGGATCTGCGTGGTAGTCAAAAACGGCAGTAATTTCCAATTCATCTAAGTCGGCAAAAATAGCGGTGCCGGCTACCTTGAATTTGTTGGCGTAATCAATTAAGGACTGTTCGGTTTTTAAGTTCAGATTTTGGCGCAAACGGTTAGGTGCAGGCTGTAATTTTTCCAACGATTCGACGCTGAACTCGTTATTTAAAATAACGGCTTTATAACTATCTTCAACAGGCAGTCCATTGATCGCAAGTTTGGCAATATCGTTTACGGTTGTTTTTTCCATTTGTTTTTCCTCTTCTGGAGTTAATAAAAAACCTGTCGGGTGACAGGCTGGTGATTAAGATTTACGATTAAGCTTAAGCTGCGGCGGATCTGCTAACGACTTTCAGACCGCTTGCCGGTTTATCTTCGACGGTTTTCAAATCCATTTTAAGTTGGCTTGGGTCATCGAAAAGCACGTCACCGTCAGCCGTTGAGAACACAATGCTTTCTTCGCGATCCAATTCAGGGATTTTTGAATTAACCATTGATGTGATTTTGATTTGGTTTTCGGTGCGCGTGTTAAGCATGGATACTTTCAGGCTTAATGTTAGCGTCCCTTGTTTACGAGTTTCGCGGACCGCCTTAATTACTTCTACGAGTGCGTCGGTTAATTCTGCGTTTAATTCGCCGCGATTAAGTTGAGATAATGTTTTATCAAAGTTAGTTTTGCTCATGCGAGCCTCCTGTTATTTAAGTGTTGCTTGTAGATAAAAGAAAACCCGCCTTGTAAGCGGGTTGTTGTAATACGATTTGATATATGCTATTTATTAACCTAATAAATCATTAATAATAAGGATATATATTCATGAAATGCACTATTCGTATAAGCTCTCAAGTTAAAGAACAATTACATTTATATTTTGACGAATATATTCAAATCTTGAGACATTATTTGTCTAAAGATTTCCCAAATATTGAATTTGATTTCGAGTATGTGGATGAGCATAGTCAAGGTACTGGCTCAGAAATAAATCCACCTCCTTGTATTTGCAATATTTTATTTCAATTTTCCGCAACTAAAGGAAAAGATATTTCAGAAGAAATTCTTGGGGTGGCGAATAAGGTTGCATTAAATTTGAAGGAAAAGTTCAGAAATAGAAGATTTCATCAATCATTAAATCCTGAACCATTTTTAACTTTGGATGAATTACTTAATTAACCCTTATACGCTTTCAGCGTTTTAACAAATTGCGGGATATGTTCGTCAAACGCTTTCATTAATTTTTCATCGCGCTCAGTGGTAAACAAATAAAGCGTTTGTTTTTGATACTCGGGGCAATAACTCACAAAGTCCCAAGTTTTGTAGCCCGTTACCCATAAATTCGCCTGCACCTGTATGACGTACTCAGCCGGCACGCCACCCTCAAGCAAATAGCGGATATGGGTACTCATTTTCGGACATTTGATTTCAAGTCCTTTTTTGAGCGACGGAATTAATCCGTCGGGACTAACCATTACATCGCGGTTTTCGTTGAGATACACGCCGCCGACCTGAATAACGTCATTACCAGTTAAAAACTCGTAAGCGGCGCGCGCCTGCGGTTCAAGCTGGTTGCCTCGTTCCATAAAACCGGATTTAAACGTATCGCCACCGCCCAAGATGCTTTCTTCGATCAACTCCGCCATGTATTTAATATAGCTTGCCGATTTCTTGCCGGTTGCAGTAACGATATTTTCAAAGCCGGTCGCGGTCGGAATGCCCAGCCTTGCAGCCAGCCATTCTTCCGAGCCTTGTTCGCAATCTAGGGTTATTAATCCGTCGATCATAGCGGGATGTTTTCCTCGTTGTCGTCAGGTTGCGGTGCCGGTTTGTTTTTCTCTTGATAACGCTTATTCAAGATGCCAATAGCATTTTCGGCATTAGCACTTGTTAATTCGTCAAGTCGCGATTTACCGTAAGCGGACAACAATTTCTGCTCGTCGGTGCCAGTTAATCCGATTAAATCCGACAATTTGTCGTACTGCTTATCGGTAATCATTGGGGTTTTAGTCGCAGTTGTATCGATTACATTCGCGTGATTGTCGGGTGCTGCTGGCGTTGGCTCCTCCGCGATTTCATCAGCGGTAATTACTCCGCCCAACTCATCAGGAAATGCCTTACGCAACGCGCCGGCTTCTGCGCATTTTGCCAACTGTCCGCGCGGGCGTTTAGTCCACATTGAATTGACTTTTAGTCTGTCGGTCTTTTTATTGTCTTCATAAACGCTGGTTGTTGCACAAGCTTCGGAAAAATACTCCGTGTGTGAAAACGCACAACGAACACCATTAATAAAACGATAAACTGTTACACGGCACCATTCTGGAGCGGTTACACCTAAATGATTAATTAACTCGCCAAATACAGGTTCATCTTGTCCTGCCATTTGCCCCGTACGGAAAGCTGTAATTCGTTGTTCGTAAATACCCGGCATAATGACATCGCGCCATTCTTTTTTATCGTTGCCGTATTTATCTTTTTGGTCTTTAATGGTGACCTGCATTGGTACGATATGACACGGCTTTTTGAGGATATCTATTTTTCGCGCTTTACAATAATCAATCGCAAGTAAAATGCTTTCGGATTTCGCACCGGGAAAAACACTATTTTGTAGTGTTGTCCATGTGGCTGAATCAATATTTCGTTCGGTAAGTGCAGATTGAATTTCAGCTGGTAAAGTTGTCATTTTTTTCCCTTATTTTAAAAGTGATAGTGTTACGCCATCGCCGAATTGTGCTTTAATCTGTTTAGCAAATTCGATCGCCTGTTCTTTTGTGCCTGTGAACGGTATTTTTACAACAAAATTAATTACCGATTCATTGACTTCTGCCGGTGGAGTTTGCGCTTCCATTTCCTGCGCGACCGCCGCCGCTTCCGCCTGTACTTTTGCCTGTTCTTCCGCTTCCTGCTTGGCTTTTTCGGCTGCCGCTTCCGCTTCTGCCGCGCGTTGTGCTTCGCGTTGCTTTTCATCTTCGATACGCTGCGCCACAATTTCTTCCAAGTCGTCTTCACCGGCAATCAATTTCACCGCGTCGCTAAACAGATATTCGTGCGAGATTGGGATAAGTTTTAGGCGTGATTGTAAGCGCGCGATTTCTGACATCAGTTCAGCAAGCACTAACGCCTTTTCGGCGTTTACCGCTTTAGTCAATCCGTCAATGGTGCGTTTGTTTTTCGTCGCGTCATTAATTCGTTTTTTCAATGTGTCTTTTGGCATGGTAAATTCAAGTGCAAGCGAGATAGCACTTTCACCGCATGCCGAATTGCGCGTATCGAGGATTTCAATTATCGCCGCGTTCGCGATATTGTCCTTAATCGATGCCTCTTTTTCTTTCACCAACTTATCGCGCGACAATCGCTCTTGACGAAAACGTTCTGCGATAGCTTCTGCCTGTTCGATCAGCTTGTTAATATCGCCTTGCTGTGCGTTTTTAATCGCCGCGCGGGTTTTATCTTCCAACTCTTTAAGGATTTTCACTTCTTCCTTTGCGCGCCCGAAATCTTCGTCCGTTTCAAAGGACTGCGTGAGAGTAGATAAAAACTGTTCCGCTTGTTTTTCAAAGTCGGCGATATTACACGTCAGCACTTTACTTTCTGTGCTGATAATTAATTCAAATTTTTGTTCTTGGTTTTCCATTTTTAACCTCTGCCATGGCAATTACTTTTCCAATAGTCGCAATCATCGTCCGCCGGTTCTTCGTCATCTTCCGGCTGTTCGTCTCGTTGCGGACGTTCTTCCAGCGATTCGTAATAATCGTCGGGATTGTCGAAACTAAACACGCTACCGCGTCTTACTTTTCTCATTTCGCTGTTCCTGTAAAAGTGCGGTGGTTTTTCGCAGGTATTTTTCGGTGTCGGCATCTAAATTCGGTTGCCATTCGCCGTTTTCTTCGATCCATTCCGCTTTTGCTTTCGCAATCGCTTCCGCGCTGATTTGCTCACTGATTCCGTTGTCGTTGTAATCTGTCGCATATTCGGCGGCGTTAGCAGGGTTGAGCCAAAATAACGCGGTACAACTAAGTGCAAATGCCAAAACTGCGGTAATTAAAGTTTTTAGTGACTGTTTCATTTTTTCGATCCTCGATTAAAGTAAAACCAAAGCCATTGCGGCAGGAAGAAAAACTGCAACAACGATTACAAACAATAAAAAATCAATAACGTTTTTCATTTTTAATCCTCAAAAAAAATGCCCTCCGAAGAGGGCTAATAACCTAAGGAACCAAACAGAACGGCACCCACTAACGAAATTTTGACTTAAAAACGTTTAGTAAAAGACAGAATGCCGTTTTGTTTAATTGCCATTTCTTTATGCTTGTAATGGCTTCAAGCCAGAAAAGGGACGAATAAATAATTACGCTATGCCCTTAGCCTCGGAGCGGCTTAACCTATCCCTTTTTTTTATCAGTTAAGCGGCATTTTTGTTATCTCGCACTTGTAGCAAGTCAGTGCGAATTACTGCGATAACAGTTTTTTTCAAAGAGATTGATTCTTTATTTTGCGGCTCAATCTTAAGCCCTGTTATCGTCTCTCCGATATGTCAAGTTCTGCCACTTTGTCACCCGCCCTTACATTTGCCCTTTCAGTCGGGAGCTGCTTGTATCATCTTTCAGATTGCTTAGAACATTGAATGCCAGTGTTGCCTTTTCAGCTCTCACGACCTTGCGAGCCGTGTGCCTAAGCTCCTAATCCCTCTATGATTAGTTCGCGCAAGTTTACTTGTCAGGGTCTAACCAACCTTTCCCGTCTCCTCGAGGTTGTTAACATTCGTTCGCACAAGCACCAAATTGTCTAAAACTCAAAACAGGTTAACGATGAGTGCCTTTCTTTATACTTGTAAGGCTCAAGTCCTCTTGTATGCGACTACATCGAGGAATATAATGCTCTCTGCGACTACAATTTAATCAGAGGAACATCATGGAAGAGTACGCCAAGTTACTTAATACCATACTTACCAAGGTAGTTTTTAATCACATGACTATGTTCTTCGTTTTCTTGTTTGTTGGCTTTACGTTCATTCCGCCCGAATTAACGTTGTATCTCGACGCAAAAACACCGGCATTCTTTCCTGATTGGTTCACGCTTGCCAATTTCGGTTCTTTAATTTTTGCGTTGGTTTCTACCATGATTTGGATTCTTATTTCTAAAGCGACCAAATCAATTATTTCAAAACTGCGTGAATCATTAAAAACTAATTCAGAGCAAGCTAGATTAATCAATCTACTTCATAATTTATCAACAGAAGAGCAACATGTTCTTGCAATGTCCTGCCTTAATGAGCGAATTATTTTCCCAGATAACAGAACTCAGTTAGCCATTGAAAAACTCTTATCAAAAGAACTCATCTCATACGGCTGGACCAATGATAAATATGAGTTAAATCCACTTATTCGCAATGTTGTTCTTGCTGAGCTTGATAAACAGATGAATTCCCATCATTAA